CGTCCCGGTCCCTCTCTGCCGGGGCGGTTCTCCCTTTTTAGTTATACTATTTAGTGATTACGTTCACCGATTATTGTATTATGTTGTGGGTTCGTTATTATTTGGCGCATATTTATTTTAAATAACTGTTGTTTTATTAGTAACACTGTTAATATATTTATCCAAGCGAGACAATCAAACGGAATCAATTAGGAGTATATCATCAAAATAAAATTAGACAAATTCGGACTGCCTGTTTTCATGGAAAATGGCAAACAAATGGATCACCCTGCCGGGTTGATTAAATTTATGAATAAACACAAATTGACCGATAAGGATTTGGCAGATCGAATCAAGGTTGCAGAGGGGACGGTTCGGATGTGGCGAAGTGGTCGGACAATCAACGCCCTGTCGATGTGCGCGATCAAAATGTTCTGGGGTGAATAATGGCAGATTTATTAAATTTTCAACCGTTAGAATTTATCGGAATTACCTTGAGAGTCGCCCACATAGTATTATTGATTGTGGTCGGTTGGTTGTTTCGATTGATGTATCAAGAGATAAAAAAGGAGAAATAAGTGAGAAAATCAATAGAAAATTTTAAAAAACTTTGTGAGGATTTCAGACAGTTTTCATTTGATGAAAGGGGTGGCGGGAGCAATTATTATTGTAATGAGCAAGTACGTTGTTATTTCGCGACTGGAAGCGATCACACGAGCGTAACCATCGCCGAGATTGAAGTTAGTTTTTTTACAAGACCGACCTTATCACTACCAATCCATAAAGTTGATATGATTGACAATATAATTATTGAATACCGTGGAAAACTTAATGTGTTGATTGCTGAATATAACAAAAGAACCGAGCAGGAAATCCAAGAGGCCAAAGTTATTGAAATTGACAGTCTTGAAAAGAGATTAAACGAATTGAAAGACGGTTCAAAATGAGTAAAACACATTGGAAAAAACTACAGAATCCGGATTATATCGGAGCGTATGAATTAGAGGACGGCAAAGATTTGAACGTAATAATCGATTCAGTCCGAACCGAACAGGTCAAAAACGTACAGGGTCAGTCCGAAGAATGTTGTGTCGCACGATTAAAAGGACATAAACCAATGATATTGAACGTTACCAACTCGAAAATGATCGCCAGATTGACCGGTTCACCTTATATCGAGGATTGGTCAGATACGGAAATGACGTTGTACGTGGCGATGGTTCCGGCGTTCGGTGAAACAGTCGAGGCACTTCGGATCAGACCGAAAACAGCGAAACGAGAAAAGGAAGTTCTAACGCTCGGTCATAAACGATGGGACGGGGCGGTTAAGGCAGTCAAATCCGGATCGTATCAATTATCCGACATTACCGATAAATACAAATTAGCCGACGATGTTCTAGACATTTTCAAAAAGGCAGCAGGGATCGACGATGAAATTTAGAATCAGAGCGTCGGCGTGCGGGCAGATCATGACCAATCCACGTAAAAAAACCGATCTTATCAGTAAGACCGCACAGACATACTGCGAAACATGGCTCAAAGAAAAACTATATAATCGACAGCACACGTTCAGTTCAAAATATACCGAGAAAGGTCTATTGACTGAAAACGAATCTATCGACTTCTTGGCGGAATATTACGATTTGGGTTTATTGATGAAAAACGATAAACAGTTTAGTAATGAATGGATCACAGGAGAACCGGACGTAATTCAACCGAACTTAATAATCGATGTAAAAAACTCATGGAGTCCGTTTACATTCCCTTATTTCGGCACAGACGTCCCGGATAAGTCTTATTACTGGCAAGGTCAATGTTATATGGACCTGACCGATACGGACGAGTTTTGGTTGATTTATGTACTGTCTGACACACCGCAACATCTAATCGAACGTGAGATGTTCAGTTATGCGCGTAAAATGGGAATGACTGATCCGGACGAAGCGATTTGGGATCATTTTATGAAAGACATGACATATTCGGACGTGCCAGACGATCTAAAAATCAAACGTTATATAATCAAGCGAGACGACAAGGCGATCCAGTCAATCCATGATCGGGTCGAATTGGTTCGGGATTATCTGACGCCGTACATTGAATTGAATCAGGCTTATTTAAAATAGCTTTGTTGTGTGTGGTGACCAAATCTGGCGTTCCGGGTTTCTCCTTGACCCGCGTCAAATCACCACATCGGGGCGGTTCGGACTGGTTAAACCGAGCCGTCCCATCGAATTAAGGGCGTGACTTTGAGTCGCGTCGGGCCGGTGGGTTGAGGGTTCGACCTGCCGGCTCACGAGATTGCCCGTAATAGCATAAAGCAATGCACCGCAAGGTCGGTTATTCTGGATGCAAATTCCAGTACGGGCGCAAATTAATAGAGAGGTAGAGATGAGACAAATAATTGGATTTATCATTGGTGGAATAATTGGATGGGCCGTTGGACATTATATCGTTTGGCCGTTAATATTAGATAGTATGATATCAAATTGCCCCAAAATAGTTCACACCATTAAAGGCGATGCGGTACTATCGAGGGATTGCAACGATCAGGAATATATCTGGACACCCGCACCGTACGGAAACAATAGAGTCTATAAAAGAGGAGACGAAATCGAATGAAAACAATAATATTACCATACTTAATCGACACGTTCACCCAATGCCGTGAGGATTTTTTGATCCAAGTCGCAGATAATTTGACCAAATTACTTCACGACGGATCGGACGAAATCACCCGACAGATGGCGTCAGAAATGCGGACAATATCGGATAAGAATTTGGAGTTGATGGAAACTAACGCGGGATTGGAATCAAGTAAAAGGTTCGACCATAAACAATTAGGAATTTATAAAAAGAACGACCTCGAATTACACGAAACAATCCGCAAACTCAAACTAAAACAGGCCGATCCAGTCCAACGGAATAAGGAACTCCGCCAGGTCGAAACGGTCATAATCGACGGACTCGAATATTATCGGGTCGTGGCGGATCGGGATGTGGTGTGATGAGTGTAACTTATTCGTTCGTCTGCGACGACTGTAAAATTCGGTGTTGGGCGGGGCAAAGTCAATACATATATGGATATAATTATATTTCTAAATTTTTACATAATCATATCGACCACAATTTAAGATTTATTAACGATCATGTTTTTGATGAAAGGTCAGATTACTATGAGGATGCAGATGAGTCGGACACCTCAATTAAGCCAAAACCAAAACAAGACTAGAAAACATAATGTATCATAACAGCCAGAACATAACCGGCCCGGGACTACAAACCAAATCAGCCAAAGCAGGGACGCAAGATCAACGCGTCTTGGATTGGTTTAAGCGGTACGGCGGCAGACATACACCAGGTGACGTATTTATGTCGTCTGGTATATTCGACACGAATTATCCGACACGGATCAATTCAGCACGACGAGCAATATCGAATCTGACCAAATCAGGCGAACTGACCAAAACGAACCAACGGAAACAATGTCCAGTCACCGGCGAGATGGTGACGTGTTGGGAGTTGGCAACGGATCAAGTGGGGTTGTTTTGAGAATATTAAATCTATACGCCTGTTTAGGCGGTAATCGTTATAAATGGGACGAGGTTGCAGATATAACCGTCACAGCAGTGGAATTGGATACAGAACTCGCAAAGTTATACCAGGAACGATTCCCAAATGATACCGTCATTGTCGCGGATGCACATAAATATTTATTAGATCATTACAAAGAGTTTGATTTTATATGGTCATCCCCGCCCTGTCCGACGCATAGCCGAGCCAGATTTTGGGGGTTTGGGACGAATGGTAAAAATCCGGTTTATCCAGATATGGGATTATATCAAGAAATATTATTTTTGCAACACCATTTTAAAGGTAAATATTGCGTTGAGAATGTAGTCCCATATTATGAACCAATGGCGTTTCCATATCAAAGAGGACGACATCTATATTGGACTAATTTTGAGTTACCGACTATTCTGTCAGATCGAGACATCCCGGCGTTTACCCGAACAGATGCAGTAAAAAAATTATGTGAGTTCCATGATTATAATTTTTATCAATATAAAGGCAAGCAGCGAAAGGAGAAAATCGCTCGAAATCTGGTTGATTATGAAGCCGGCCGCACAATATTAGAGACAGCATTAAAAATTAAGCGGGCCGATAACGCGACCCAAACCAAACTATTCGAGGAGAACTAAATGTTTTTGATAATTGAAACCGAATACGATTCAGTCGAAAATCACAACTTCGCTAAAACAAATCTGAAATTCAAAACATCGATAACTAAAATCGAATTGGATAATCCAGATATAACAATAGTAAACGTCGATAATTTAAAAACGTGGGATATTTGTACCGGCAAATGGACCGATGTGGAGATGGTCTAATTTTTTACTACAACGACGCCCCGGTTTGGGTCGGATAGAAATAACTAAAGGAGAAAATAACAATGTTAATAAATGATCATTTCCAGAATTACAAACGATACAACGTCAGGAAAGCGCAATTAATCATTGCAGACATACCTTATAACGTCGGCAATAACGCATACGGGTCTAATCCTGCATGGTATAAAGGTGGCGATAATAAAAACGGTGAAAGCGAACTGGCAAACTCTGAATTTTTCGATACGGATAAGGACTTCCGCCCGGCGGAGTTTATGCATTTTTGCAATAGATTAATGCGGAAAGAACCGAAAGAGAAAGGTAAATCACCCGCAATGATTATTTTCTGTGCATTTGACCAACAGATGTATTTAATAGAATTGGCTAAAAGATACGGGCTTAATAGATATATTAATTTAGTATTCCGCAAAAACTTTTCAGCACAGGTATTAAAAGCAAATATGCGGATAGTTGGTAATGCTGAATATGGTTTATTGCTTTATCGGGACAAATTACCCAAATTTAATAATCATGGTAAAATGATATTTAATATTATTGATTGGGAATCTGACGACAAATCAGGATTATACCGGAAAATACACCCGACACAAAAGCCAGTAAAATTATTAAAAAAGTTGATCAATATATTTACAGATGAGGGCGATGTCGTAATTGACCCGGTGGCCGGGAGTGGATCGACTCTAATCGCTGCAATCGAATTAAACCGGAAGGCGTATGGATTTGAAATTAAAAAGGACTTTTTTAAAGAGGCAAACGAATGGATCGAGGCAACTAAATCGCAGGGCGATTTATTCCAGACGGTCAGTAAAAATCCGAACCAATCAAATCAATCTAAACTGTTTTAATGCATAAACTAACCCGGTTTGGGTGTATATTTAAACGATGGTTTTAATAGAAATTTATAATAAACAGAAACTCTTACACCCTGACGGCCTTTTCAACTGGGTATTTTGTCATCCATCACTATTTTTGGCGAAAAACTAC